CTCAAGCTCAAAAGCGGAATCCCGACTTTTACTTGAGTGCTCTGGGATTGGGTCCCCAGAGGTCGAACTGTGTTCGGCGCTGCGTCAACCCCACAGCATGGAGTACAACCGCATCCGTGCTGTGATCCCCAAGCCGTGTGCTACATGCAGCAAGCAGGAGCTGACTTGGCTGTGTGATAAGCACCGGAAGAGCGAGGAAGCATACTGGATCTACACGATCCCAGCGTACACAGGGTGCAGTAGGTGTGAGACCGAACCACGCGGGGTTGAGTCCCGCTATAGTGCGTTTCGCAAATACGCCCCAATGTTGGCAACGATGTGCTGCCCGGTAGTCGATACCGTGCGTGTTCCCATCCCACTCAAGACAGTGGGATTGGTTGAACGAGCCATCCATGCTGCTTCCGTGGCTGAGAAGGGTTCGGAGTACCGAGCTCACGGAACGTTCATTCATCATTTGTCCATGCTCGAAGAAGATGAGGAGACCAAACAAGCACTGTGCGTGTGGGCGCCAGCTGCAATGGGCGGATACATGAGTGGACAGACCGGAGTTACAAGGCGTTACTCCATGGCCAGGCCCGTAAGGCCCGCTCCCACAGTCAACGTGGGTGGAGAATCGCAGGACGCGTCGACGGCTGCGAAAACAAGTGCGACAGAAAAACCACCCACTGAACCAGCTTCGGCTGGTTCAAGTCCGACATCGGTGGATTGCCCATCAATGATCGATCATTTGGATGGTCGTGGAAACCCAGATGTGCAAGATGGGGCAATGAAGGGCTCCGTGCTCAAAGGCGATGAGTACGGTGAAGAAGATCGAGTGCGCAACGCGAAGCACTTGACAGAACTGTACGGTCCACCGCAGGAGAAAGTGATGGCCAGGCAGATCGGTCCGGATCTGATCCCGACCGAGGTTTTCCAGTCAGCACTGGGAAATTTAAAGTGTGGATTGGCCAAGCGTGTGAAACCATTACCATTCACAGCCGATAGGCAGTTGGAGGGTAAGATCGATGCGATCGTAAGTAAGCTCATAACCCACGTGTTCGACAAGAAGAAGATCATTCAGTGGAGAGCTGAAAACCCCCACTTCCAAGAGATGGCTTCGAAGAAATGGTCAGGCAAACGCTTTCAGAATGCTTTCAATAGCTTGCTCAGTGACAGCATTGAGGGCAAAGACATTTCCCATGAATTCATGATCAAGCAGAATGAAGCATTACCAGCTAAGGGAAAAGCTCCAAGGCCAATCATCACATCGGGCGATGAAGGCCAGATTGCCATGCTGCTACCAGTGAAGTGTTTTGAAACATTGCTGTTCAAACATTTCAAAGCAGCAAGCATCAAAGGTGTTCCCAAACACGAGGCCATGGCACGAGTGGCGAAACGCTTACGATTCAAGGGAGAACGTAAGAAAGGTGAGGTCACCGTGATTGAAGGAGATGGCAGTGCTTGGGACGCTTGTTGTAATTCAGCCATTAGGGAGAAGACGGAGAATCGCATACTCGAGCACATCATTAGTGTGCTAGGAGACGATCCCGAGGTTCCCAAAGGTTGGATGCAACAGTGCTTGAAGGACATGCGAGCCAAGAAGCTCCATGGCAAAGCCAAGCTCGAGGAGAAGAAGACTCGCAACCCAGTAAGGGTTGTCATTGATGCAATTAGGCAATCAGGTCATCGTGGTACTAGTGCATTCAACTGGCTAATCAACTTCGTAGGTTGGATGGCAGTGATGTGTCAGTACCCACAAGACATGGTCATACACACACAGAGTGGTGAGCTCAAGATTAATTACAAATCAGCTTTTGATGGCTGTTGGTACGAGCTGAGGTACGCTTTTGAGGGCGATGACTCAGCACTCACCACTAATGAGACCATTACGCCCGAGCGGCAGACGCAAATTGAAGAGGCATGGACTAGCATGGGTTTTCGGATGAAGTTGGTGTTTGGGAGTCACAAGATGACATTTACGGGATTTGACTTTTTGTGTGATGAGTCAGGACCCACCCAAACATTCGTGCCCGAACTTGCTAGGAACATTGCTTCGTCGTCTTGGACGACATCCGCAGAGGCCAAATCGCATCCCGAGAGGATTCATGCTGTTGGAGCAGCTGCGATGTTGGCTCGTGCGGAAAATTTTGCGGACTGCGGGCCATTTGCCAGGTACTTTGCAGAGCTAGGACTGGCGCATTGTCGGACTGGAGGAGACTGTGAGATAGGGGATGAAGCTGCGATGGCTTTGGGCATCGCACCAGCGGAATCAGTTGAGCATAGACTCAACATGGCAGCGTACTGTGCCAAACCGATGACTGCTGAGATGCGTGAGTTAGTACAGTACTCATGTAAGCTCAGTCATGAACAGGAGGCTAACTTGCTAACATGCCATTTTGGCAGTGAGTGGGCCCCGTCGGAAGCCAGGCACTTGATCCCACTAGAGCTGTGGGATCCGAAGAGCTTTCAACAAGCTCGACGCTGCTAGGGATCGGGCTGATGCCCGTTAATTCAGCGACCAAATTTTGGTAATTCAAAGTAGCACTTTGTGCTTTTCAGGGATTCCACCCCCCTGCTGCCGAGGGGGGGGATCAGAAGGCCG